GCTCCGTCGGGCTGCTCGCTCCGTCGGCGGTAGTGGAGAACACTAATCTCGACGGGCAGTCAGAGGTTGAACTCCAAACTCCATCGCTAACTGCGCGTATCTCTGCTCCTAGGCCGCCGTCAGCAGAACCAAACTCTAAAAAGCCAAGTGTGGCTCCAGCAGCGCCTATAGACGAGGCGTTCTGATATCTTCCAAAATAAATAGAAGTATTTGTTGCGGCAGTCCCAACCAGGCTGACCAAGGCATTGGTGCCAACGCTCGTAGACGTGCCAACTAACAGGCGTCCTGCAGAAGTGATACGCACTTTTTCTTCAAACGTGTTGCTATTCCGAAGGCCAAACGCTAAATCGGTGCTGCCAGAACCAGCATCAATTGCTGAGATATTTGCCAGCGAAGCGTTGCCAACACCAGCGGCCTGGAGTTCAATGCCTGCGTATACGCCAGAAGTTGTGTCCGGGTTGTAAATACCCAGAAGAGTGTTGCGAGCACTTCCGCTATAAACAGTGCTAGAGCTTCCCTCGATTTGCACTTTATAGAGAGGGCTCGTAGTGCCAATCCCTACGTTGCCTGCGGCGGTAATACGCATCCGCTCATCAAAAGTGCCAGCGTTTCTAGTGCTGAAGGCAAGCGCACCACTTTGAGAGCCAGAAGTATGGCTAGTGTAAATGCCATAAATAGCAGAGGAGTAACCTCCTTGATCATTTACAAAGCCAATGGCGTTGTAGTTGTTGTTTGTTGTGTTTGTATTTTGAAGAAACAGCGTGGCGTAGTCCGTGGTTAAACCTGTTGAAGCAGATGCGGAAACAACAGAGATGGCAGTGCCAGCATCTGTATTTTGGCTGACTTGTAACTTTGCCCCAGGGCTACTAGTCCCCAGACCTACCCGACCACTGGAGTCAACAAACAGCCTCCCAGTGCCGCCCGTGCTGATGGCAACTTGATCAGTGCCAGGGCTGTAGATGCCGGTATCGGTGCCGCTGTCCTTGAAGTAGATGGATGGAGCGGAAGCGCTGCCGTTCTCAAAGGCGATGGTGCTCCACTCGCCATCGAGTTGGTAAAGGGTGATCCAGGCATTATTGGCGCCGTTACGCATCTTCATGACGCCAGCCGTGGTATCGGCCCAGCGCATGTAGGCGTAGGTGGTGGTGGGCTCTGTCGTGCCGCTGTTTTGACTAACAATGGCAGAAAGCGCATTGTTTAAGTCGCTACGAACGGCGGCGCCGCTTCCGTTAGCGATCGAATAGTCGTGTTGTGCCACAATTTACAAAGAATTTCCTACTATTTTAAGCGCCTTTTCCATATCCTATGGCCGACCAAAGGAACTGCCTGCTCACTGCGACGTTACTACTGTTGTAGAAAGTCACATTAAAAGAAGCATTGGTGACGCTAGTCACGCGGAAATAATCTCCAGTGTTCATGTCCTGCGCGACAATGCCAATGCTCGGCAAATAAGCGTTGCTGCCTCCAAGGCCAGTGACGCCAGTAAAGAACGCCTTGTCGAAATTGACTGTTTTCGTCCCGGCACCACTGCTAACAGCTCCAACAGACTGCTCGGTGCGGCGTTGAAATGTCGCATCGTAGCCAAGCTCGTCAACAAGAATGCTCTCTGCTGGATCGTTGCTGGTCAGTTCCGCCTTGAATTGAAAGGCTCGCCCCAGAAACGTGCCGTTGACAAATTCTTGCCAGCCAGACCAAGCAGGCGTGCCACTCGGATCGTCAGGCGTTCTGCGTAAATACAACCTTGCATTGACGCCATCAATCACTCCTCCATCCCAATCGGACCAAGCATCGACATCGCCAGTACGGCTATCGAGTAAATCGCTCGGGAAGAAACCACGAGTAACAAAATAGCGGCGAAGATCTAGAGAGAAAACTGCACCGAGATCAATTGTGCTTGCAAAAGTATATTCGCCGGAGGACTCTATAGCTCCGTAAAAGTCCAAAGTTGCAATGGCGTCAAAATCTACAATGTCGTCAAATAAACCATCTCCGTCGAGAGCAAGAGCGTCAAGATCTTCGCTGTAAAGGACATTTGTTTTGGCACCCTGAAAAGGAGGCGCATCCTGATCTTCTCTCCTTTGCTGGATAATTAACGCACCAATAGCATCGGGAAAATCAACAATAACGCTAGCTTCTTGCGGGCTCTGCCTTCCCCCATCGTCCTCAAACTTAACGAGGATTTCTCCTTCGACCAATGGCACGATGGCTTCAGTGGAAGCACCTGATTTAGCCGGAATCAAGTCGACACTGTTGCTCCATGTGCCAGTGCCGTCCGTGAGATTGGTATGACGAATATGCACTCGTCCTCCGACTTTTACATCGAGATCAACGGTTTGAGCCCAGCGCAGTCGAGCACTGTTTGCGCTAATTGGTTCAATGGTTAGGTTTTGAACATTGCCTGGAGGCGCAGTCTTGCCCACAAGCGCAAATTGCGCAGTAGATGCCACGCTCAACTTGTTAAGACTGTTAACACTGCGAATTTGAACGTAAAGAGTGCCAGCTCGAAGGCCAGTTAGTCGTGTCGATGGAGAAGAAGTATTGATTTGCGTCCAGTTATTGTTATCAATGCGATATTCAACACGGAAGCCAGCAACTCGCTGTACTGGACTAATCCAACTCAGCTCTACGGCAGTAAGAACGCTTTGACCGTCTTCGTATAAATGCTCGGTCGCTTGAATGTTCGATGGTGCATCAGGAATGGCTGATAAATTGCTTATATCACGGAACTGGAGCGACAAGTCACTCTCAATTGCCGCATAAATGCTGTTGTTGTAAGTAAGAGCCGTCACGCTGAATGCTCCGTCATCACCTTCCGTCACTGACAACACGCGAAACTGATTGGATTGAATATCAGTCGTCTGCAGCAGGAAAACGCTTTGCGCATTAGGCGCTTCGCTAAATGCGCTGCTCACCGTAAAAACATTGCCAGCAATACTACTGACGGAGCGTGTCTCCACGAGGCCCGTGGGCAAGAGCACGCTTATGGTCGGAGAGTTGGCTGTCGTGGTTGGCAGTCCAACAATGGAATCGACTGTGATGGCAGTAGTAGTGGCACTGCTGATGCGGCCAGAACGTCGACTACCTGCTTTGACTGGATCGGCAATGTCAATAACCATGCCAGGGCGAAGAATAATACCGCTATCAATGGCAACAGAAAAGCTCACTGTTTCCGTGAGGTTTTGTTCTGCCAACAGCGACCATTTACCAAGACGATGCGCCTGCCCCCTGCTATAACAGCCCATAGCCTTGATTTCTTTATTGATCACACCATATTTCGACACAGCATCCGCATCTTCTACATATTCAAACTGCACCTCCCCAAGGCTTTCGTAAGTTTGATAGCCGACAGTGGCCGTGGTGTGTCGGGCTTTTTGCGAACTGCCTGAGTAGCTAAAGTTGCCGTCAATTACATTGCTTGGTCCTAGAAGATATTGAGACGATGCAGGCTTATCCTGTAACACAACCATTGAGCCCGCGCCATAGTAAGCAATGCCACGAAAAAGTGAAACAAATTCTTGAATAACATTGTAAATTTCATCGCGATTATTCAAAAGCATATGACACTGGAACCGGGGCTCCAACCCGCCAAAGCCATTACTAACCAGCTCGTTGCAATATTGACTGATGGCATAAAAATCAAACTTGTCCAGCGTCGCTTCGGGAATGGACGCCCCATAGCGAGTGTTGGTCATTAAGTCCCACAGGCACCATGCAGGATCGGCGCACCAAGTAGCAGCCCCAAATGTACCGTTCCACACACCGGCATATGTAACACGTCCTTGATAAACACTGGTATCAACAGTAGCATTAGAAGGCAGTCTTACCTTCATGCCACGAATTAGATATTTGCGCGTAGGAATATTATCAAATTGTCGTGAATCAAACCGGAGAAATGATAACGCCGAGTTTGGGTAGCGTAGTTTTTCGTCAAGAATTTCTGTATAACTAAACCAAAAGGTGCGATTTTGGCGCCGAGCACTGCTCTCGTCGGCAGACACACGCACCAAGCGAATATCCACGGGAAAACTACCGCTAAGGGTTAGTAAATAATCGCGCTGATAGCTATTGGTCGTTTTACCACTAATCGTATCGTCAACAACAGTGGTGTAACCGCCACCGTTGTATTGCACTTGCACTTGAACGCGCACAGAGTGACCAATGATATCGCCATCGTCTTCAATAATTTGCAACGCTGGCAGTTGAATGGTCACCCTCACGCGATCCACGTCTGTATCGGTGACGGTCCTGACGACTGGCGTGGCATTAGTCACTTCAACATTCACACCATTCTCAGACTCCGTGCCATTCGTGGCCGCTATGTATGACTGAGCTTGAGTGCCAGCGCGGAAGTCGGTGGTATAGCCAGTAAAATTGCTTCCTCCGCTAGGGCCGAGGATTGGGGTGCCATCAAGGTAGACGCTCTTCAGGCCATCGTCCAGCCCTTGAATCTCGCCTTCGCAGAGTAAATCAAGAACGCTGGCATATTGAACAGACTGCAGCGAATCATCTGCTTCGGTGGGCACGCTTTGCGAGCCACCGCCGCCCTTACCGCCGCCTCCGCCGCCACCAGCGCCTGCGATGGTCGCGCCGAGGCCAGCGTTATGCACGCGAATATTATCCGCAATGAAAGTATGCTGCCCTTCAACCGTTAAGTTGTAAACAGTGGTTGCTTGGAGTTTTTCTTTGTGCAAAATTGGACGCAAGTGCCCCAATCCGTCGACCAAACAATCATCTGCTCCAAGCGTGTCAATACAAACAAAGGCGTTGAATTGGTTTAACACCCAATGGTTAGGAGTGGCGTCTAGGTAATTGCCGCCCCAAAAATGGTAGCGATTGACAAGTTGATCTTCGTGAACGTGAAGCTTAAGGATCTGAGCCGGAATAATTCGCCCTTGATCATCAAAGCTTAAAACTACGTCACCAGGCTCTAATGAGTCAATGCGACGTTGACCACCAGGTACGCTGACAAGCGTATGCCCCGGAAAACAGCCGCTACCACCGCCGCCACCACCTGCACCTCTGACTATGGAATAGGTCATGCTGTTTGATTTACATCAAGGCCGCTGCTAATCACCGCAGAGCCCACGAAAAGACGGCCATAGGCCACTGGTACTGGCAATCCTTGCTTGGATGTGTTGACAATACCTGAGAAACTGAAGCTCTCCAACCGCGCCGCTTCCCGTCCAGAGGTAAAGCCGCCCATGCTTTGTTGAGGCGAGATTAAAGTTGACACGCCTGTCAGCAAAAGACTTGCGCCAGTGAGGCCAATACCTAGAGAAAGTGCAGTAAATTGCGTACCAAAAATAGTAGCAGCAGCAACGCCACCCCCAAGTCCTGGCACCAAAATAGAAAGAGCAATCAAGCCAATGCCCGCAAAAATTTGCCCAACACCTTGACCAGCCCCAACAACTACGGGAGTGATGCTAAAAACTTCCCTTTCCGACCATGGTAAAACCAAACCTTCGGGGTTTTGTTTTGTAATTTTGTCCTTGCCAAGTCCAATGCGAAAACCAGCGCCTGCCGCTTCTTCGTTGATCAACCATTGCTCAAGCCCTGGAAAGTTGATACACAACGCCTTGATTGCTTGAGCAGGTGTGTCAACGTCAAACTCAAACCGGCACTGCCCGAGCTTCTTGCGGAGAGCGCCATACACCTTAACGACTTTCATGCCGCAAGACCATGGCAGTATTCTTTACATAATAGCCACCATAAACGTCCCTGCTGGATAGTCTTCCTTGGACGTGGTGCAGAATTTGCTGATCGCCAAGATAGATAGCGCCATGGTTAGGGAGATCAGCGCCAAGCTGCATTAAAATTCCATCACCGTATTGCAAATCTTCAAAGGCAATTTGACGAAACCCCTGACTCTTATATCCATCAACGTAAAGATTTTCCCCTCTCTCCCAAAAGCCATCGCGACGTTCAAAATCAGCCAGTTCAATGCCAAGCTCTCGCCTGTACCAATCACGCACCAATGCATAGCAATCAACAACACCAAAGACAAATTCACGACCGACATAGGGTAGGTCAAAATCCTTCGGCTCGCAACCGCCCCATTCTTCAGTCTTGGGGTTGACTATTATCCACGGAAGACCAGTTTTGTTGCAGCTAATCTGATCTGCGACTGATGGCTG